TAGAACCAAGTCCATTGATCTGGAGTTGAAGACCATTAGATGTAATTACAAACTTATCCGATGTTAGGGGTTCAGTAACACCATTAGATCGAATTAAGGAGTATCTTTCCTCATCATAAGGCAGGAAGCTAAAACCAGCGTCTGCATTGAGAGTATTGGTTGAATTTGACGTGATGTTGACTTTGTATTGTTTTCTGATAACAATGTTGGCATTGGATAAGTCAACATTTCGAACATTTTGTCTTGAAAGTGGGGTGTAAAGCCTTGTCTGCCTGTCACCAAAAAGATTGGTTCTAAGCAGGGTTAAATCAGTTAATTGAGTTGCGCTTGTTGGTAGAGTACCACTACAAACTCCATCAACATCTGTAACACCTGTAATAGCTAAGACTGTGGATTGATTAATGGTACTAACAGATGTTATGCTAGCTAGAATAGGTAGGGTTGTCTGGGTTGGAACAGAGAAACTTACAATGTCCTTTATTTTAAAGTTATTGGCATAACTAATATCATTAATGATTACGTTAGCCTCATTACCAACAGCAGCGGTCACAGAGGCAATACCAACAAAAGTGGCCGGCGATTGAATTACATCTGCATTAAAAGTTCCATAAGTGGAAGTAGCATAAACAGACTTGACATTAGAAATGTCGTGGTTGGTTACTGCAACACCAATACGACTATTGGTGACATTATTGATTGTAAAACTTTCATTATTGATGAATTTACCACTAACGTTATAAAGAACTATAGAGGTAGAATCAGTTACGCTAGACTTTAAGTGTCCCGTTGCACCACTAGAGTTACCAACAAAATAAGCAGGGGTTGATAAGGTAATCGGCTGGTTTAAAGTGATTTTGGTATAAGGCTGAACATCATAAAGGGTAATGTCCCATTTATTAACATCTAGATTTGTTTGATAAGAACCCTCTTCTAGAGCAAAGTCATAGACTCTTGCAACACCAATTTCATCACCAGCAACAGTGGAATCTGATGCCCCAATTCGATTATCTCTTAAGGAAAGGATAAAAGTGTTTCCAATGCCAATTTCAGGGGTTCCATAAACACGATTAAGAGAAAGAGTGGCCCCAGTGGAATAAATTAAAGAATGATTACCAATGGCTTTAGTTGTTCTTGGTTTTTCAACATCAAGAAATGTTGGGGAATTGATTTCAACCTCATAACCCCGAACATAAGCCTTACCGGGAGAAATCTTATAAATGGCAAGATCGTCTGATGGTTTGTTACCCTGATAAGTTGTTGCCCCTTCTTGGTAGATACCGTTGTTACCGACGTTATCGTTCAAAGAATCAACACAAGAAACAACAAACCGTCTAACGTAATAATCGCCAGATTCTTCAAAGGTTCTTTTTGCAAACTTATCCTCAATAATGTTATAAAGAGGATCGTTTGGGGTATTACGAATAACACCTTCTTGGATTCGGGCAATCTCAACAAAGTTTTCAGTTAGCTGATCGTTGATTTCCTTTTTATCAAGAATTGCAGTGATTTTAAAACGATCTGCGCCAGGTGCAGAATAGTTATTAAATCCGCGAGCATTATCTGTTAGATTCGGGTCAATGTCAGCTGTAATAATCTCTTCATTTATAGTAAAACCAATCTTATAATTTGGTGTATTGGAATACTGATCAAGAATGATGGTTTGGGTATCAACTGTTACAAAATGACCTCTAAGGTAGTAAACACCCTCAGAAACCGTGAAAGATGATGAGAAAGAATTGCAGTTTTGAGAAATCGTTTTGGCAACAGCCTGACCTGCCTCAAAGGCAATAGATGGGCTAACAAAACTTTCGGTTACTAACAGGTTCTCCCCATCAGAAAATTGGGTCTGTGTATTATCGTTAGGACTAGCAACAAGATATTTGACGTAGAGAGTTACATTATCCCTTTCTGACTGGGTGGCTGTGATAAAATTATCAACGATTGCTTCTACCCCGCTGGTTTCGCCGATCAGGGTTTTTCCGACTAAAGAGGAAAGATAAACTTCTAAATCAACACCTGAAAAAGTATTATCAATTTCGACTGCGTTATAATAACGATTATAACTTGTCTGACCAGGAATTACCTTGGCACCTTCTTTGAAAAAATGGTTACTTAGAGACTCGATCTGATTCTGTAGAATAGACTGTAGATTATTAATCTCACGCGCCTGAACAGGAAATTCCGGTTTTACGAGAACCTTATAATACTTACTGTCTGGGTCAAAGTCGTCAAAATAAGGTGAAACGTTTAGATTTGTCTCTTTAGGCATCGGAATTAAAATGAGATGTTAATTTTAATATACTCTTTTTGACTTGGGGTTCTCGGACTTGCTGGTCTGTTATCTATGTGGATAATGTCACCAGAATACTTTTTAACTTCGGGTTGAGAAACGCCATTTACAAAAGATTGTCCCAATTGATATGTCCTATTATTTAGGACTGTCGTTATACCAGGAGAAGCCGTAGAACCGAAGTTTGTATCAATTTGAAGATTAAGATTATTTGATTCACCTATAATCGTAACAGAACCACCGGATGATGGTGCTGCGGTAAATCTGTTCAGATTAAAACCATAAGTTGGAGTGTTATTCCGAGTTCCATTGGTATTAAAACCGACAAGGGTTCGATCTTGCCAATACTTAAGAACTCCTGTATTGGAATCATACGATGCGACCCTACCTGCTGCGGTTACACCAGTTCCGATGGTTTGGGTGATGATGCTATCTTGCTGGAATGAAGCATTTTTGTAGTCATTCGCGCTAGTGATACCAATGAGTTTCAGGGCATATAATGCGCTTACCTTGTCAGCGGATAGAAGGGTGGTTGAATTGAATTGTTGAGGGTTCTGGACGATCCCAATCCTCGCAAATTCGTTCTCTTGGATAAAATCCGGGTTCTCATTGTCATTCTCGATGAGAGACTGAATCATAACCCGGTATGCACCTAGTTCATTATAAATGTCAAATCCGTGACCACCAGAAGGAGGAATAATAACATCAAACTGAGGCTGTACTGATGCTGTGGGAACGCCACCAGCCTGTAAGTCAAGGCTGCCGTAAGTGTAATTAGAACCACCACTAAAAATTGTTACAGACTCGACTTTAGAATCATTATTGATAACCAGGGTAGCAACTGCACCTGATCCATCACCTTTAATTGGGACGTTATAAGTCGAATTAGGTGCGCCAACACCTTCACCGCGATTAGTGATAATAACAGATTTTAATTGACCACTGGTGGTTGCATTATTTTTAATCAAAGATGTCTGAGAATCTGAACCCCAGCTTGCAGGAACCGGAATGAAAAACTGACTATCGAATTTAATAATGTCGCTTGGTTTTACTGTATAAAGATACTTCCAAACATAACCATCGCCACTTGAACCAGCAATGCTAGGCTCAAGGTCTTCAAAGGTAGGTTGATCAAGTGAGGGACGCCCATCAGGGTATTCAGGGCTGGTGCCATTATTAAGACAGATGTATAGTTTATAATCCTCGTTTAAAACATAATAGTTTGCATTATAAAGACTTGTTGCACCAGAGGGTTTTGATGTCTTATTAACACTAATGTCGTGACGGTACATATCATACGTTGTACCTGTTGACCAGACGTTTTTCTTAACAATCAATCGAACGTCGCTCGGCATAATCTTCTTGAGAGCGATCATTGTATCCCAATAATCATTCTCTTGAGAGAAGTTATCCCTCGGAATTTCAGGTGATTGGTTCCAGTTGGACTTATAAGCAGTGGCATTAAGCAGCCCTAAAAACGTATAATAGGAATTGGTAGTCGTTGTTACACCAGCTACAAATTGCTTTGCGTTTGAAATCCTTAATTTATCGGTTTTTATGGCCGCCATAATACATTGTTTTTTACTTATTTAGGTGTAGTAGTTTTCATATTTTAAGGGCTTAATTCTTTGAACAATTGCAGCTGTTCCTATACCGCTAGGACTAATAGTAAAGGGTTTAGGATTAGTTCTTATAAAGGTATGAACTCTACCCCAACTAAAGTCGCCATAATAATTACTAATACCAACACCAGATATAACTCGATCAACCTTTGTTGTTACTTCTAGAACATTAGTGACACCATAACCAACAACACTTGTTGATGCTATGGAAACTGAGTATGCTTTATAGATGTTATCAATAAAAGTCGTACCAATTCCAATTTGGTCTCCATTGTTTTCTTGGGAAATAACACCATCACCAATGTTAGAATTGTTGATCTTGAAGTAATAACCTTCTTTTAATTCACTTGTATCGCTGGATACATAACTTTCGGTTCTCAAGATTGAATCGGGTGGAATAAAGAATTGGAATACAAGACCTGTTGATGCAACACCAATCGTTGTAGTCTTGATACCAGAGATGATACCAAAATCACCATCATAAGCAACATCTTTAAATGTTTCATAAGTTAAGTTGTTTTCATCTTGAGAAATAATCCGAATTGATTTGTTATCCTTATCGACCAACAAGTATTCATTCTTATTATCAAATTGAGTTCTCAAGGAATCAACGAAAATTTGAGTAGATGCAAGACTTACATTAGCGATCAATTGGGCTGATGGATTGATAATAGGCTCATAGATGATACGGTTTTTACCGATTACTTGTCCATTGAGAATGATGTCGCTCGTCTGCCTACAGAATGTTGCAGGCCTTTTGAAAGTATCATCAGAGGAAATACCAACACCATCATAAAGGGTAGTATTGACAGTATCTGCGGTAATAATATCAGAAATAAGTCTTTCGGTTTGCTGATAACTAGGATCTTCGCTATTGATCGTAATAAGATCACCAATTTTAAGATCCTCGATAATGTCAACATCAACAGTGTCAATCTCAGAGGTTCCTCTGTAGAATAATACCTTGGACTTATCAAAAGCTTGTGGGGGTTCTACGAAGGTTACAACACTACCACCATCAAAGGTATAGGCAACATCAGGAATTTGAAGTACATCATTAATAAAAATAAGAAGATTGTACTTTAATTCAATTTTTGAACCGGGTTTTGATTTTAGGGATATTGGAAAATTAGATACTCTTAATTGGAAGGTTTTTCTTGTACCATTAAAGAACTGGTCAAAAGGATCAAACGCTTGTAAATCGCCTACACTCCAAGAAGCAAAGTCATCGTAAAATACTTGATCAACGGTGATATTAAATTGTGAAAGGGACTTAGAAAGGTCAGTTGGAATGCCAACAGACCCACCATAATCAAAAGTCAGAACATCACCAACCTTATAACCATAACCAGAGTTGATGATTTCAAAAGAAATTACGCTTGAGCCTTGGCTAACAACAATTGATGCAGTGGCCTGTGTGCCAACACCACTACTACCAGGAGCATAAATGAGTGGTAGATTTGAATAGGGTAATGGTTCATCAAAGACAACTTGTGGAGGATTATATTCTTTAATAAGAGCTGTTGTTCCGGCTGAAATTGCAACATTTGTAGTGAAACCCACGCCGATCGTAATTGCAGTAGAACCAATACCAGTAATTGTTGCATTGGTAATAGCCTCCCCAACAGAAATGAAATTCGCTGTTGTTATACCTGGGATGTAATCAAGAGGAATATTGGTAGCACCAATAGCTATTTCTGATGATACTTGTCTTATGAATGTTGTCGGTAAGGCAGTAAACCCGATTCCTGGGTTAGTGATTGAAACGCCAATAACGTTACCGTTAGAAACAGTTGCTGTCCCGATAAAATGAATCTGTGGTGTTCCAGTGCTTTCAGTTTGGACACCAACCTTTACAACCTGTAATCCCGATCTATAACCGGATCCACTATTACCAATAGAAACAGATTGAATTGTCCCCCCAGCAGAAACGACGACAGTACCACCAGCAGATACCACAGGTTGATAACCAAAACCTTGAGTAGAACCAGCGGAAATAATAATACCACCTCTAGGAATACTTGCGGTATTAACATCATATGAGAATGAAGTTGCATCCCCAGTGAAAGCTATTGTAGTGATACCAGCGTTTTCAGTGATGTTATAATCAAATTTGGTAGCCTGGAATAAGTTATTAATAAGAACAATCGCATTGCTATCTTCAACACCAGTTACATTAGCGTCTGATGAGGTTAATGTAAACTGTTTGGTTAGACCGTTAAACTGTGTGGTAATGTCGTCAAAAATATAATTGTCATAGTAAGTTCTATTGTTAGTATCAATTTCACCTGAACGGAGGAATACACGACCAGTTAATGTGTAATTAAAGTTGTATTCTTCTTCCGAGGTGTAACTAGGAACATCATAATGAATGGTATTACCAATAACATTATAGTTGCCTTTTACTTTTCTAACGAGAGTATTAGGATTATGCTTTGCTAAGGTAGTTCCTAGTTTTGCCCGATCAACCTGCAGAACATTGGTTGATCCAACACCAACAGCAAGGACTCTCACAATTTCATCATCAATCTTTAATAGATCACCGGAAATAATTTCAGTTGGGTTCTGTAAAGTAATTTTGTTTTCGTAAAATCCTAAAGAATTGGTTACTAAAGTGGTTTTAGCAATGCCGATAATTGGCTTTTGGATGATGTTGTCTGCAATGAATAATGATCTATTATTGGTGTAATTTGAGGTTAGACTATGAATTGTCCCAACCCCAAGAGTTTGTAGATCCAGAACAGTTGGAATTATAGCAAGAGCGAAGGATGCAGCAGAAGCAACTTGAACACTTAAATCGTCAACCTTTACAATAAACAGTGTACTAGGAAGAAGATCAGTCGAACCAACGCCAATTGTGGTTGATGCAATACCAATTGGACTGCCATTATGAGAATAGGTTACTTCTTCACCCGTTACAAAGAAATGGTTAGGAATAATGAGTGTATTATTAGTTGTGTTAACACCAACAGTAGAACTGCCATTAAAGGTTTGTTTGAAGATAGGCTGTTGGAGATGAGTTAATTCGAATTGTCTCTTGGCGCCTAATAATGCTGCCTCGTAGAATACAAAGTTGCTGTCAAAGGCAAAAGAGCTATTGATACCAACCTGTGTTTCCGTCTGGAAAGAACCAATAATGTTGTTGATGCTACGGATGTCGTAGTTTTCAGATGCAGATGGCCTGAACTCTACAATAATATCAGAATTTTTAATGTAGGAACTGATAATACCCAGATTACTTGCAGTATCCACGTTACCATATTCAACATAATAAACCTCATTGGTTATCGGATTGTATGAGGTAACGAACTCAAATAATGAATAAGTAGAATTAGTAGTGTTTTGAACACAAACAATACTGTAGGATCCTCCGTTTTCATTAGAATACTTAAACACCTCTGTTGCAATTCCGGTTGTATTAACTTGATTTGAAGCAATAATGTTATTGGAAATGGTTGTACTACCGATACCAGTAAATGTTGTATTTTGAATTAAAGAAACAGTAGAATTAATTCTAAATTCGGTACCAAATCCAAGATTAGTTGGCGTCAGATCAACATTAATGTTATTACCTGAATAATAAATGTTAAATGTACCAACACCAACGTTAGTATTAGAAACCTTGAGTTCACCATAATTATTATAATAAATGTTACTACCGTCGTGAACAAGGTTGATTTCATCTAACTCTAAATGAGTATTATCTGTGTACGCAAGTCCAATAAGAATCTTGGCAGCCCGAACAGATGAGGAGAATCCAACAACGGTAGTAGTACCAAGACCAACAAAATGAGATTTACCTGAGTACTCTTGTTTTGCAATGTTTCCTAGACTGATCGTAGAAACACCAGTATGGTTCCGCCCAACAGAGTATGCAAAGGAGTTTACATAATAACTTGAGTAGAAATAGTTATCGGGATAGAATAATAGTTCTGCTTGATTGGAATTAATGTCTACATCAAATGTTCCAAGAGAATCAATACTTGTAACTTCTGCATACTGGTTTGAAGTGCCTTGAGTTCCGTTTTGAAGGGTTGTTACAAGAATAATCTCAGAGCTTTCTGGATTCCACTTATCTAGAACAGAAACGACATACTTCTTATAATAAAATTCATCAGTGCTATAAGTATCAATAGATACATACTGTTGTGGTTGATTATCCTCAGAGAATTCAATAATAACATCGTCAATAGGTAACACACGATTACTGATTGATTCGACATAATCTTGAAGAATAGAATTTTCGAAATTGATTTGGTTTGAAATAATATTATTATCAATAAAAAGAGAATTTTCCCGAACAAGGTCGAAATTGTCAACACAGTTTAAGTCGATGTTACTGATAACCTCATTAACAGGAACGTGTTCGGTGATAACATCAGTGCTAAAGCCAACATCAACAGGAACTTCAGAATAAACGATAAGGTCACCGAATTTCTTAAATCCTGCTGGATGAACAAGATCAGAAACAACCTCGTTCCAGTTGTTGAAATTGACTTCGGACTTTAAGGCATAAGAGAAGTATTGATAATAATTGTTATCGTGAATACGCTGAAGATTATTGTTAAAGAATCCTGTTTCTCTCTTCCAACCATCAACGACTCTTGTAGATGACTTAGTGTTGAAGTATGCCTCAAATTCAATAACCTCGGAAACGATAACAGATGTTTTAGATGATTGTCCTGAAAGAGTTTCCGTTGGATTAAAGGAACCATCAGTCAGGACCTTGATATAACTATTTCCCGTATTTTGATCAATAAGAACACCGGAAGATGAAAGGGCTGAGACGTTTCCGCCTTCAATAAAGTTGGGTTTTTTTAACTTAATATCAAAGATAGGGAAATACTTCGATGGGGTTATTGTTCCTTTTAGTGTAGTGTTATCATAAGTCCCAAGAAGTTCACCTGGGGCGAGATAATCGCTCATACTATAGGTAAAAGATGCACCAACACCACCGATGTTAGCATCTACATTAGCGATTTCAAATAATGCAAAGTCGTAGGCTTTGGAGTTATAACCTTTTTCACCAGGAGCAACAATAACATTCTCCACAAAAACTTTATCCCCATTCTCAAAGGGAAAGTCCTCAGCATCACTAAAACCGGCATCAAGAACGACTGTTACTTCTTGGGTTGAGTTGTTATAAGTGATATTACTAATGGCGACGCCAACAGTATTATTGTCTGGGATAATGAATGGATTGGTTCCTCTGATCGTCTGTGAGTTCTTAATAATTCTAACCCGTTTTTGCTCAACATCAAAGTCAAGGACGACCTCATCGACGACACTATTATCATAATTATCAATAAAGATTAATTGAGGCTTAGTGTAGTAGTTCGAGGGGAGACTTACAACAGAAATAGATTCAATCGTGAACAAGGCCTCTGTTCTTACGATCTTGGGTAGATTGAGTTTAGGTCTAATGGTAGAATCAATGGAGTATTCGTAACCAATATCCTCAAGATTAATAGCATTAATCTTACCAATGGAATCAGATAAGACTCTTAATACTGCACCAATCCCTGAGGATGATGCGATAGAAACAACACTAGGTATAGTTAGATTATTTGGATTGTTTTTAAGGATGCCAACATCGGCAATACCACCACTCGCTGTTAAAGAGTTGGTTTTATAAGTAACTGTACTATCAGATACAGTATCAACAAAGGGAATAATAAGAAAATCCAGATTTGCACTAAAAGTTGTTAACGTAAATTGCCTGGTTTTATAGGAACCAGTCAAGGGATTTGTAATGAAATTGATTGTGTTCGAATTGATTTGTTCATCATCAACAACGATAGTAGACTTTATTGACGGGACATCGGAATTAGCAACAGGAGTTAGCTTGTAATAAAGTTGATTTGGGGATGTTTCAGTATAAACAAGAGTTACCTTGGCATTTGCAGAACCGATAGTACCAGTTTCTACAACGTTTGGATTGGTTGAATCTCCGTTATTGAAATAGCGGTTCTTAAACTCAGGATCATAAAAAACATCAAATGTGAAAGCTGGGAATGTTGATCCGTTCTTAGAATAGGAAAGAGTAGGACTGGATAGATCAAATGCAATAGAACTATTCTTAGAGACTGTAAATGATGGATTAATTAAAGAAATTGTACCATCTCCAGTCGCGGTCAAGTCAATACCAATTAGTTGGGTTGCATTGTAATAAGATGTTGCAAGTTTAATCTTGAATGGGGAAATGTAGATGACATAATAAACCCCATCATTCTGCAATCCGCCAATTGTCTGGGTGTTTGAATTATAAACAACCTTTTCTCTATGTTTAAACGAATGGTTAGAGAAAACGAGTAGATTGTTAGCAAGATTAACACTTAAAATTGTTGTCTCTTTGGTCAATAATACTCTTAGATTATCACTGTACTTAACAACCTCGGTAGTAGTAATACCAGAGATGACAGTCAGATCAAACTTATCGTTAAGTGAAAGGTTATGGTTAAATGCAGTAGAAATAATAAGGTCTTGTTTAATTGCATCACCTCTGATTGTTGTGTAATCTGTTACAAAACTCTGAAAATCACCAGATCCAGAATCAGCAAAATACAGTAAATTACTAACAGAACCAATGCCACTAAAGATCCCGGTACTACCAATACCGATAGGATTATAAGAAACACCAATCAGATTTTCATCAAATTTAGCAACATAAAGTCTTGTTCCATTAGCTAATGAAGAGGTTGTTATACCGTTAGTTGAAATAGAAATCTGTGGATTATTATACGAATTATAAATTAGCTGATCGTTAGTGTTTAGGTTGTGTGATGGTAAATAAATGCTACGGGTGGGAATAACAAGAGTTGTAGCACCAACTCCAGGATTAGAGAAAAACAGGGTGCTATTAATACCGATACCGTGAGATAGGCCAATCGCAACACTTTCCTTAGGATTAAAGTAAATTTCCTTATTAATTACACCAGAGCTAATACCAATGTTATTAACTGTAGTAAATTTTCTTGGGACTTCTGTTAAGGCAGTGCCAACTTGGACAGTTGTAAGTCCAACAGAGCGCAAAACTCTAATTCTGGATCCTTCTTTATCGACATTAAGAATCTTGATCTGCTCATCGTTAATTTGATAAACATCATTAGCTAAAATTGCATCATTTTCTAGGTTACCATAAACATTAACATAGGTTACAATACCAGTTGTCGATGTGGAGGCGAGCCCAACTGATAAAATAAGAGTATTTTCACTAATTTTTATAGGCGTTAACTGGTTTTGGCCATCATAAAGATTCAAAAATACTGAATCAGCAGTATTAAATGAATTAGGTTCGGTGCTATAACCGATAAGATTATTATTTTTAGAAATAAACTCAACGTTTTCTATCTGAAATACACTAGAAGCCAGACTCGTTACAGATTTTCCCTTAATTTTAGTAACTTTTGCTGAATTATTGTTTTCGATGGTGATTTTATCATTAACTCGGTAATTATCACCCTCAGAAATGACCCTAATTTCATCAATTTTTGAAGGATTTACTGATTTTATACTAAAGGGTCCATTTTTTACCTGATAAGGCAGAAAAAGTCCATCATAATCGGTAAATTCGGAGTTTAAATTGTATGGCGTAGTATTTCTAACAAGACCTAATTGGTTAATGTCGAGGTTTGTTTGATTAGAATTTAAGTCAAGGTTAAACTCAATTGGTTTTGAGTAGTAACGATTGCCAATAACATAGGGGAATTTTGGTAATTTATAGCCGTTAGGGGAAAAATCCACCTCAAATGTTGCAAAATATGCATAAGTTCCATTTGGATACTCTGGAGTAACACAATAACGACCATTGAATTCGTCAAGATCAGAATTTCCGATGAATTTATAGTCTTCAACAAAGAATCCTAAAGGATAGATAAGAGGGCTAACGGGCCTCCCCTCCAAGTTTAGCTCTGTAATTGTCTTTAAGACATAACCACTGTTTAGTTGTTTGACAGACGTGGCATTAAACCGGGTAGAATACCCATAAGGTCCATAAATTGGGTTGCCATCATAGGCCCAACCTAGAATAGGAGAGTGGTTTGTGGATGAAATTTCGTTACCATCAACATCTTTAGTAAGGTCAGGAACGTAAATTACATCATCATTGACAATAACCTTTGAAAAAGTTGATTCTCTTAGCTTTCTTGGGGCGAAAAGGCTGTAATATTGCAGACCAAATTTACCGTTAGAGATAAAGCTGTCATTATCAGAGAAATAATCAACGTCGGAAAAACGTTTTACGTTGTTAACACGCCAGGATTTAAGGTTTGTCTGGAATTTAACACCATTGCCAGCAGAAACAACTGCTATTGAGGTCTTACCTACAGTATAGTTAAAGCCACCTGAAATGACCTTAACATCAATAATTTGACCATTTTGGAGGATTGGTGTAAGAACTGCATTAAACCCATCACCTGAAACAATAAGGTCAGGGATAGAAACATAATTATTACCACTTGATTGGATAATAACACCAATAATCTTGCCATTATTGATAATGGGTTTGAGCTGGGCACCTGTACCTCTAGAAACAGTAAGAGTAGGACTTTGATTGTAATTAAGAATCTCAGCCGAACCGTATTGACTACCGCCAGTCTCAATAGTTACACCAATAAATTGCCCTCTAAAAACAGGCTGAATGGTTGCAGAGAAGATTGAAGTAATCCCTAAACGACCATTGATGGATACTGTAATCGGGGGATAGGCAAGAGTTTGAATTGAACTAGAGTCAAATGATGATACATTAACGTATTGCTTTGTTCTGTAGAAAAATTCAGGATCTGAGCCAGCATTGATTTGAGAAAGTCTTATGGTATCCTTATCAAGAACCGTCACATAATAGCTAGTGTTATTTGTTAAACCGGGTGATGGAAGAATAGAAGAGTTGTAGACTACAATTTCGCCACTCTTAAAGCCGTGATCAGGAACA